TCGATGTCTATCTCGATGTCAGACGGCAAGCAGGCAAAAAAGCATGTAATGCATTGTGGCCATACTGCATCAACTGAGTTCTTAAGGACTATACTGGCGTCGCAATATTCGCACTCGTATAAATTACCCATAGTCTTATCTCTTTGAGCAGCTATCTCTTGAGCCGAAATTGCTAAGGCACGTTTCAATAACTCAGGGTCTTGACATTGTGCGTAATAAATAAAATCCTCTTTTGAAAATTCCATTTGACTTGTTTCGTAATACTCAAAATCCGCAGCTTCCCAATTATACCATTCGTCATCATCAATATAATAAACGACATTCTTGATAGAGCCGTCAGCATTCCAGGTGATAAGCTCTGAGACAACCTCACTAAGCTCATAATGCCTGGTATTTATGCCGTTTTCGTCGAACCATTCTTCTGAATCATTCATAGTCTTATCTCTCTTTAAAGGTTGTGCTGCCTCCCAACAGCAGAAGATTACTTATAACACGAAGCATAGTCTGCCTCTAGTGAATTCATTAACAATTACTGCTTTTTAGCAGTCTTTGATGATGAATGTAGAGCGCGAATAGCGCGACTAACTAACCTTTTTAGCCCGCCATAATGCCCTATACTCCTGACATGTAAGACAGCGAACAGGCAAACATCCAAACATCCTAACAGGCAAACCAGCCCCGAACTCCTGATAGCAGTTCCACCCAATACACAGAGCAGCAATCAAGACTCTCATCGCTCTTACTACTGATGGACTCACCCAAGACACCTGACGATGATAGCGAGGCTTCCAACAGATTAAAACAACTAACTCTTCGTCGAGCGGTGTATTCCACAGAACAACTAGACAAACATCTAATGCTTTTATTCATTTAATTCATTCAATTCATTCTTTTATCTAATACTTTTACTCATTCAACTGTCCTGCCACTGTATCCATGTGTATACACTCTGTATTTAATGAAGGACATGATATTACCTAAAATCAAGTACTTAGCTCTACTAATGATGTATTATCCCAGGGGAGGATTACCTCCACACCCTAGTTCCAGTCAGTAATATTACTCTAAACCCACTACTAATCACCCTTTTCATCTAATACTTTTCTTCCTTTTCTTTTCATCTAATACTTTTCTTCCTTTCATCCAGTGAGGCGAAGCGAGCCTAATAGAGTATGTCTAAAGTTAACCCTCATCTAGATATAGTCTGGGTACTAGCAATACATGACAGCGATGCATCGAGCCTGGTGAGGTGAGGAGTATTTGTCTCTAGTGTGTCTCCGGCTGGTTGCTCGTCTTAGGTGATGTTACTAGGGGGGTATCCCCGTGTTAGTATCCTGTCTCAGTCGCCAGTAACCCTCTATGAATTTTTGGGTGATTTGGACACTTAGTGGAGATTGAAGGACTAGTAATACTAGTCATACTCTGCTCGGAAGGGGGGATGAAGGAACTATGTACTTTTCATAATTATTTGTCAAGTCGTTCTGTAAGTGCTTGATATTGTTGAGAGGGCTCTGTCGCTTTTCGCTTGACAGGGTTTCTTGAAAACAGCGATTCTGACCCTATATGAAGAAAGACCACACGATAACGGTCTATCAAAATGCGGATAATCATAAATTACTACATGACCTTTATATGATTACTCGGAAGCAGATTGAGGGACTGAGGGGCAAAGTTGAGGCTGATGATGATCTTAATCAGAAAGATCTGAAGACTCTCGACCTTTGCTATGATGGGCTCAAGAAACTTATTGGGATCGAGAAAGAGCTTAAGACTGATGCTATTGCCTCGATGACCGATGGAGAACTTAGAGCGTTGGCGCGTAAAACACTAAGAGAGGGGAATGCCCCTAGCAAAAAGACATGATAAAAATAAGAGACTATAAGCCTTTAGACGAAGACTTTATCTATCACTCCTGGTTGTCTTCGATTGATTATAACATTCCAGGTGTCCAGCGCATGACGAGATTAGTTATTGACAGTTGCGCTGATGATGTCACTATCTTAGTAGCGTGTTCTGACGAAGACCCAGATCATATACTTGGTTGGATGTCGTACACTGAGAAGCTAGGTTTCCCGGTGCTCCTTTATGCCTTCGTAAAGAAGAAGCTAAGGAACCATGGGATCGGTAAGCAGCTCATAGGTACAGGATTGTTTCCTGACGGTGAGCCTGTACCAACCGCCTTCTGGTCGTTTTGGTGTCAGAAGTATAATCTAAAGAAGAAGTGGGGGCTTAAGTTCAACTCACTTTTTTTGCCTATACTGGTGGATAAGTTGCATGGCGAAACAGAAGCTCAGTCCAGAAACAACAGCAAGGCGTAAGGCGTTATTACGCAAGCCTAATCTTGCTCTGTCTGGGCGCGAAGTCTTAGAGGCTACTGTTGGCCGTTTTGGTATTCCTGAAAAGACCAGAGTAGTTCGCAAGACATCGGACATTACCCTTAACTTTAAGCGCCATCTATTCCCTCATCAGCTAGAGTTTATCAACGACCCTTCCAAGCGAAAAGCGGCGCTCTGTACTCGACGAGCAGGAAAGTCCTTTGCTGTCTCAAGGTATCTCATCCAAGAGGCTATCGATAAGCCTGAGACTCTGTGTGTCTATATTGCTCGGACCAGAGAAGCCTCGAAGCGTATTCTTTGGAATATGCTAAAGCAGGCAGATAAGCAGTATCGGCTTGGTATCAGATTCAATAATGCCAGCCTGATAGCAAAGTTCCCTAATGGCTCAGAGATTATATTCACTGGTGCCAATGATGCCTCGGACATAGATAAGCTTCGTGGTGCGGCCTTTTCCCTGGCAGTGCTTGATGAAGCCGCCTTCTTTAACGTGAACGTCAAGGAGCTAGTTCGCGACGTTCTTAGTCCTGCTCTTTTGGACTCTGATGGTACCTTGGCTATGATCAGCACCCCTAACGAGGTATGTGCTGGATTCTTCTTTGATATCACCGAACTAGAAAAGTATGGCTATGCGGTTCACAAGTGGTCTATCAAAGACAACCCCTACATGACGCAGGCCGTCAAGTCGATTGAGCGCGATGTCAGGGCTGGGATCTTAGATCCAACCGAGCCGTCCTACAAACGAGAGTATGAGGGGCTGTGGGTAAAAGATGACCGATCGATTGTTTATAAGTATTCAGAAGCAAACATCTACAGCGAGCTGCCAGAGAATTGTTTTTGGGAATACCTGTTGGCAGTAGATTTAGGTTATCATGACCCGACAGCTTTTATTGTGGCTGCCTTCTCTGAGGACTGTGAAGAGCTTTTCATTATCGAGGAATACAAGAAGAAGGAAATGCTTACGTCTGACGTAGAGAACCTTATCAAAGAATATCAGGAGCGATTTAAGTTCAATAAGATCGTTGTCGATACTGGCGGTGGTGCTAGTAGGATGGTTCTAGAGACTTTCAAGGAAAGGACTTCTCTCCCCATATACCCGGCTAAAAAGAGCGGAGACAAGATTGGGCTTATCACTCTGATGAATGGCGACCTGTCCAGAGGGCTGATTAAGGTAAAGAGAGAGTCGAAACTTCTTGACGAATGGGACAAGTTACAATTTAATCTTGCTGGTACTTCAGAAGATAAGCGTTTTGATAACCACTTGAGCGATGCGGCACTATATGTGTGGATGGAATCTCGACACTTTCTCTACGAGGCAAAGGAGAAACCTCCAAAGTTTGGTACGAGTGATTACTACAAACGGCTAGAAGACCAGATAGAAGAACGACTACTACAAGAGCAAGAAGAAAGTAGTGGTCATGATGAGAACTTGTGGGGGGTTGGTTATGCAAATTCCGACGCCTTCTTTAATTAAATTAAACAGTTAGCCTGATAGCAAGGTGGAGAATATGTCGCAAGATCCAAGAAAATTACGCAAGCTCTTAGAGATTCTAACCAAGTTTGGAGTTACCAGTTATGAGACAGAAGGCATAAAGATAGAGGTAGCTAACCCATCGGTTTCTGAACATAAGACATTTAATGGTAAGGTTCCTGTTGCAAACTCCGAGTTTTCTATGGATAACTATGCTAAAGGTCCGATAGATGTTTCTGAAGAGAATGAAAATGTTCACCCCTCAAAAGAAGACGAAGTGTCTTTTGATGAGGAAATGTTATACTGGAGTGCTAGCTCATAATGTATGGTATTTATGATGATGTCTTTTGGTGGCAGGGGAAGAAAGATCCTCACCTCGCGATAGACAAGTATATAACCGTCCTTCGGGATGACCAGCACGACTTTTATAATGACCTTAATGTTCACATGGGTCTATATGGTGGTCGCCCACTACACGGCTCGGATGACTCCTTTAGGTATAGGAACAACAGACCGAGGCTGACCTTCAACATCGTTCATTCTCTCTGCCAGGCTGCAACTGCCAAAATAGCAAAGCATCGCCCAGGGATCTCATTCCTTACCCATGGCGGAGATTGGTCCCAGAGAAACAAGGCGAAGAATCTGGATAAGTTTATTCAGGGCCAGATCTACTCCACCAAAGCCTACAAGACTGCTCAAAAAGCATTCCTGGATGCTTGTATTGTCGGTACAGGAGTTATTAAAGTACTGATGGAACACGGGAAGACTAAGATTGAAAGAATCCCGATGATCGAGCTTACTGTTGATGGAGCAGAAGCCACTCATGGCGACCCTCGACAAATATTTCAAACTAAAATGGTTTCCCGTCATGTCCTGGCAGCAAAGTTTCCAAAGAAGAAAAATCAAATACTTGAGGCTGTTGAAGAGACTAATGACAGTAACAACGAAGAAACTAAGTATTCAGACCTCATAAAGTGCCATGAGGCGTGGCATCTACCTTCTGGTCCTGAATCCAACGACGGCAGGCATGTTATATCGATTGCCAATGCTACTCTTTTAGATGAGGAATACGACAAGGATTACTTCCCTTTTGTATTTATAAGATGGACAGAATCACCAATCTCATTCTGGGGGGATGGTCTAGCTAAAGAAGTAAAGGGTATCCAAGTAGAGGTGAATAAGCTTCTTGCTCAGATCCAAGAACAAATGCACTTAGCTACTCCAAAGGTCTTTATCGAAGAAACAAGCAAGATAGTGAATGCCCACCTTAATAACAGAGTGTTTGGAGCAATCAGATATAGAGGAACACCACCTCAATTCTTTGTACCTCGCTCTGTTTCTGGTGAAATGTTTCAGCATCTTGATAGGCTTGTTAATCAAGCCTATGAGATGACGGGGATTTCTCAGTTGTCGGCGCAGAGTAAAAAGCCTGTTGGTCTAGAATCTGGACGAGCACTAAGAGAGTTCTCCGATATTGAATCCGAGCGGTTCATGGTAGTGGGGCAAGCTTACGAGGATGTCTTTATTGACCTTTCTAAGCAGTTGATAGCATTGGTAAAAGACGCCACAGAGGATGGCGAAGAGTATATGTCAATAAGCTTTACTGCTAACTCAGGAGTAGAGAAGATTGAATGGGCAGACGTTAACATGGAAGAAGATGAATATGTGATGCGTATTCAACCGATTGGTTCTCTTCCTCAGACTCCTGCTGCAAAACTAGCAAGTGTTACCGAGATGCACATGAACGGCATGTTCACAAAAGAAGAAGCACATCAGTTACTAGAATTTCCAGACTTGGATAGAAGCAACAAGCTTAAGAATGCTCATATCGAGTTAATCGATAAGACCATTGATGACATGATTGACAAGAAGAAATACAGATCACCAGAGCCTTATGGCCTTAGTGAAGCTGGAGTTGAGCGTGTCCAGCAGTCCTATAATTTAGGAAAACTAGAAGGAGTTCCAGAAGAGAGACTAGAGCTTTTGCGTCGATGGATTGCACAGGCTGTTTCTTTGATGGATAAAGCACAAACACCGCAACCACCAGAAGCGATGATGGGAATGGAGATGCCGCCTGGGTTACCAGGGATGCCGCAAGGAATGCCTCCCGGTATGCCTCCCGGTATGCCGCCAGGGTTACCGCCAGGGTTACCACCTCCAGGTCCACCAATGCCTCCAGGTCCTCCTGGATTGCCGCCGCCTGGTGGGGCTACACCTATGGGGTTATAGATGTCAGAAGCAGCACCAGAAGCAGTATCAGAAACAACATCAGAAGCAGTAGAGTCGGATTATATTCCGGGAATAAGCGAAGACCCAGAGCTACCAGATTTCAATCTTTTTGGGGATGATATCGAAGAGCCTGCTGTTGTCGAAGAAAAGAAAGAAGAACCACAGAAGAAACAAGATACTTGGTCATCCAAGGTAAAGAAAGACAGACAACAACGAAAAAAAGAGATCGAATTAAAAAGACGAGAGCAGGAGATTGCCTCTAAAGAGGTAGTAGCTTCCTCGTCTGATGAGTTAAGAGATAAATTTCTGAAGAATCCTGAAGAGTTTCTAACGTCCCAGGGTATCGACCCTATGGAATTCTTCTCTGACTGGACCAATAGGATATCTACAGGGATTAATGCTCCTTCTGACGAGACACGACTATCCCAAACAGAACAACAGGTAAAACAACTAAGGGAAGAATTACAAAAGAGAGATCGAGAACTAGTAGATAGTGCTACTGCGAAGCAACAAGAAGAGGCTATAAAAGAGTATTACTCTAAAGTTGATGACTTCATGAGGTCAACAGAAGATTATCCTTTGACAAAAGAGCAGTGTTCTGCTGAAGATATTGCACAAGGGATTGCAGCATATCACCAAAAAACTGGAATAGAGTTGAGTTTTCCAGAGGCAGCTAAAATGATTGAAGATGGGCTGGTTGAAAAAGAGAATACTATCTTTAACGACCCTTCCATTATAGCAAAGTTTAAAAGATATCACGGATTAGACGCATCGAATAAGGGCAGACGGTCGCAAGTTACATTGTCCAACACATTACAAACCCAACCAACCAAGACTCCGGCAGAGGATATGTCCGATGACGAGATTCATGAGTTCTGGAAGGGTAAATTGTTCACTTAAATAGAAAGGTAAAACGCTATGGCGTCTTTTAATTTATCGAACTTCGATGCGGCCATGAAACACATGTATCCGTTCAAGAAGGTCGAAAATCTTGTTTACAAAAATAACCCGCTGTTGGCAATGATTCCAAAGGAAACTAAGTTTCCAGGGAAGAATGCCACTTATGCTGTTGAATACGGACTTACTCCTGGGCGTAGTGCTAACTTTGCTACGGCTCAAGCCAATCGTGGCGGAACGCAGTTGCAAGAATTCGTTGTGACCCGTGTTAAGGATTATGCAGTTGTATCCGTAGACAACGAAACTTTACTAGCGGCTGACGGTAGTGAAGGTTCATTACTTGACGTTGCCAAGGTCAAGACAGACTCAGCTCTACATGCGCTTTCTCGCACGATGGGCCGAGATGTTTATGGTTCTGGTCACGGTGAGATCGGTGCTATTGATTACTCGGAAGGGGCAACAGGGACTTCTATTACCCTGACTCCTCTTTCTGCAGTTACCAATTTTGAAAAAGGAATGCGCATCGTCTGTGGCACTGCAACTGCTGGTGCCGCATTAAAGGCCAATGGACAGGCTGTTGAAGTTACCGGAGTTAATCGGGACACTGGAATTATTACCATTGCTACAGCAATGCAAACTCTCTGGGGAACTATTAATGGCGACTTTAAGCTTTATCCTGAAGGCGATGCTTCAAACAATGTTGCAAAGGTGAAGATTGCAGGACTGGATGCTTGGCTTCCTTCCTCTGTTTCATCTACAGCATTCTTTGGTGTTGACCGAACTCAAGACGTAACTCGTCTTGGTGGTCAGCGGGTTTCTTGGGGGAGTACTAATATCCGGGAACAGCTAATTGATGCTGGTGTTCGGGTAGCCCGTGAAGGTGGTCGTCCTGAGTCAGTCTTTTTGAACCCTCTTGATTGGGCAGAATTGGCTAAGGATCTTGAAGGAACTACTACGGTAGCATCTGGCCAATCGCCGAACCGTCGTAGGTACAGTCCAAAAGACGTTGCTGCTAGTTTTGGCTTCTCAAGCCTTAGCCTAGCAACACCTACAGGTATGGTTGATATTTTTGCAGATCATAACTGCCCTGAGAATGTTGCGTATATGCTTCAAATGGATACTTGGAAATTTAAGAGTCTTGGACCTGCTCCTAGAATCTTAGACTTCGACGGTCTTAAGGGTGTTCGTGAAGCTAACTCGGATGGGGTTGAGTATCGGTGGGGTTACTACGGTAACATGCTTTGTACTGCTCCAGCCTTTAACTGTCGTATTGCGTTAGCATAGGAGGATTGAATGTCTGGTTTACAAGGGGGAAGCCCCAAGAACTTGGTTATGGTTGCAGGATCGTTTGACGATGATCTTGCAAACATTAAGGGAAATGGTTTTTCCGTTACTGTCTCAAGTGGTGTTTATACAATCACCCTTGATAGAGCGTATGACGCTCTTGTGTCAGTACAAGCCACAGTGCTGAATGCCAGTGCTGCTACTGGTGAGTCACTGATTGCGAACATTGTTTCGTACAGTGTTACCAATGGTACTACTGGAGGAACTGTTGTCATCAATACTGTCGATGATACCGGCAATATTGAGACTACTCCCACTGATTTAATTCAGGTCCACTTCTGCATTGTTCTTGAAGAAGACACTACTGTTTATGGATATGACAAAGTAAGCTAATTAAATAATTCTGTGGGGGGCTTCGGCCCCCTGCTTTTATTCTGGAGAGACTTATGCCTAAGAAGGGTAAAAACGTTCTTGCGATTATGCTTGGTAGTAAAGGCCCCAAGG